TTTTAACTCCAGGATTAAATGTTGATTATGGACTCCAATACTCCCATGCATATGCTCCAAGAAATTTAAGATCTTCTGTCCAAGCAACTAAATTTAGAGAAAATAAAAAAGTATATGTTGCAGATTTGCAAATTTTAGATAATAAAGAAGTAACTTCGGATGCACACTCTCCAATTATTGGATGGGCATATGACGGAAATCCAATTTATGGTCCATATGGTTATTCATCAAAAACTGGTGGATCCATTAAACCTTTAGAATCTGGATATAACCTAATTGAAACTGAAAATAGGATAGATGGTCCAGATAAATCAATTTATCCTTTAGGATTTTTTATTGAAGATTATGATTATATTGGAAATGGTGACCTGGATGAGCATAATGGTAGATTTGGAATTACTCCAGAATATCCAAATGGAATTTATGCATACTTTACAACGATTAGTAATGGTTTAGTTGAATCTTCAGGAAACTTTTCAAAATATAAAAAACCAATTTTTCCTTATATAATTGGATCTTCTTATAAATCAAAACCAATTGATTTTAATTTTAGTAACTATTCAAATCAAGATTATATTGATATAAATCAAACTAATTGGAAAAGAAATATTACACCATACAATATTTCTTCATATGATTATCTTTTCAATCCAAATTCTATTAAAGAACAAAATTCCATTGTTAAAAGTTCTTATAAAGGATCTATTGATTCTATAGAAATTAAATCAGCAGGACAAAATTATAAAATAGGTGATAGATTAGTTTTTAATCATCAATCTGGATCTGGAGCAAAAGCAAAGGTTTCTTCAATCAAAGGAAAAGAAGTAAATCAAATCAGCGTTGCTACATCTTCTTTTAGTGAAGTCGAATTTTATCCGTACAATCAATCGTTTATAGGATTTACTTCAATTCCACATAATTACTCAAATAACGACCTAGTTAGTTTTACAGGTGCTTTTGATTATAAGAAGTCGGGAAATATAACGGTTAATGTAAATAATCTCATATTAACATCAGGTGTAGGATCTGCTCAATATACTGGTATTGTTACTTACTTTAACATTTCTGGAAATTTAAATTATCCCAATATTAAAGAAAATGATATTTACCAAATTGGAAGTGAAGAAGTTAAAATTTTAAACATTGATCCTCAATCATCAAGAATCAAAGTTCTTCGTAATCAAAATGGAACTACTGGATTGACTTCATATATCGCCGGTGTTGGATTTACTGAAAAAACAAGAAAGTTTACTCTTAATTTTGGAATTTCAACTTCATACAATTTTAATATTAATAAAGAATTTTATTTTGATCCAAGAGAGTCTGTTGGATTGGGAACAACTTCTGGAGTTGGTATTGTTAGCACGATTTATTTTTCAAATCCAGGCGTTGGAATTACACAAATTACAATTCCAACACAATCAATTTATATTAAAGACCATAATCTAACTACAGGAGATTCTTTAATCTACTCTTCAAATGGAGGAACTAGATTATCGGTTTCTACTAATGGATCTTCATCTTTCCAACTAGGAGAAAAATCTATTGTTTATGTCGCAAAACTTTCTAACGATTTGATTGGAATTTCAACTATTAAAGTTGGACTTGGATCTACTGGTAATTTTGTATCGGTTGGTTCTACTTTAGAATCGGGTATTTTGTATTTCAATTCTGTAGGAACTGGAAATACACATAGTTTCAAAACAAATTATACAAACATATTATCTGGTCAAATTAGTAAAAATGTAGTTACTGTTTCTACTGCAGAAACGCATGGACTATCTTTACTTGATACTGTAAGTATCAATGCGAATCCAGCAATTTCTACTACATTTGTAATTAAATACGATGATTATAACAGAAGACTAGTAATCAATCCTAGGACTTTCTCATCTATTGATACTACAAATAGTATTATTGCAATTGATGATCACAAATATTACACTGGACAAAAAGTTATATACACTGCAACAACTCCAGCAACTGGTTTGGTCAATTCTGGAATTTATTACATTATAGTTATTGATTCGGATAAAATTAAATTATCGGATAGCTACTATGGAGCAACCAAACAATCGCCTGAAATAGTTAATATTACGACATCATCTCCCGGAACAATTTCTCCAATTAACCCACCATTAAATCTCATAAGAAATAGAACAGTAGTTTTTGATCTTTCAGATTCTTCTCTTTCTTTTACTAATAATACTGCTAAGTATTCTGCTTTCGAGTTTAAATTATATCGTGATGAACAATTTATTGATGAGTTTGATACGACACAATCTTCACAAATATTTGAAGTATCAAGTAGTGGAGAGATTGGAATTACTTCCTCCGCAAACATTACATTAACCATTAATGATAGTACACCAAATAATTTATTCTATAAATTAGTTCCTACTGATATAGATAAAAATTCTCAGATTAAAAAAGATATTTTAATTGATACGGATGTATTGAGATTTAATAAAATCACTTTAACTGAAAGTGTTTATAATGGAAAATATACTATTGTAGGAATTTCTTCTACATCATTTAATTATAATATCTTGGAAGAACCAGAATCTTCTTCATATACTCAAGGTATAGAATACTATACAGATAGTTCTGTCTCAGCAAAAGGTGCAATTCATCAGGTTAAAGTATTAAGCAAAGGAAGAGATTATTCAAAGTTACCTTCCATTATTTCAGTTGAATCTGATTTGGGAGTAAATGCAATTTTTGAGACAAAAACTAATTCTATTGGAAAAGTTGCATCAACAGAAATACAAGACATTGGATTTAATTATTCTGCCGATTATAGCGTTAGACCTACTGTTAAGTTTCCAAGTATATTAATTTTAGAATCTCTTTCATCTTTTGATTATATTGGAATTACTTCTATTGGAAAAAATTATAATTCTGCACCATCACTTGTAGTTATTGATGGGTTGACTAATAAAGTTATTGAAGATGTAGAATTATCTTACAATTTGGGCGATTCTCAAGTTACTATAATCCAAAATACTACTTCTATTAATAATGTAACTCCTAAAATTATACCAACAAATAATTCAAATGGAATTAAAATTAATAATATCACATTTAATAATTCAACTAAAGATGTAACAGTAACTTTAGGTGCAAGCTTTAGTAATCCTGAAGATTATCCTTTTGAAGTTGGAAGTAAAGTATTAATAGAAGGTATAAGTGTTGGAATTGCTACTACTGGAAAGGGATATAATTCTTCAAATTATGAATATGCCTTATTCACTCTCACTGCAGTTGATCCAAATATTGGAGGAGCAGTTGGAGTTGTTACATATAACATCTCTTCTTATTTGGATAATGGTGAAATTCCCGGAGCATTTAATAACAATCTATCGGCAGGAAAAATAATTCCAGAATCTCATTTTCCAATTTTTAATCCAGTTCTTAAGAAGAATACTTTTTATAATGGAGAAAAAATATATTCTTCGTCCGCAATTGGAAATGTTGAATCGTGGGATGCAAACAATCAATATCTTAAAGTATCTACTATTGATGATTTTGTCGTTAATGGTACTGTAAGGGCAGAAACTTCAAATTCTATTGGTATTATTAAAAATATATTAAGTTTTGAATCTGAATATACAATTAATTCTTATTCAAATATAAGAAAAGGATGGAATACTGAGATTGGATTTTTAAATAATGATTTTCAACGAATCCACGATAGTGATTACTATCAGTATTTTTCATATGCACTTAAATCGCAAAAGGATTTTAATACTTGGGATAATTCAGTAAGTTCATTAAATCATACTGCAGGATTTAAAAAGTTTAGTAATTTAATTGTAGAATCTGAACCATTTAATATTGGAATTTCAACAGATCAAAATCAAGGAGATTTTTCAGGTACTGCAGATTTATCTAGATTTATCGATTTAAATTGCGTTTATGATTTTGATCTTGCTCGCGAAAATAATCTTTATATTGATAATAATATTAAATCTAATGAAATTTTACTCGACTCTAGGATTATTCAAGACTATATCGAATCTTTTGGGAATAGAGTATTACTTATTGATGATATATCAGAACAATTTAACAGTAATCCCAGACCAACTGAATTTAGTATAGTAGATTCGTTTACATTAACAGAATCTAGATCTAAAAAATATTTTGCATTAATACAAGATAGAAGATTTACAACTGAAAAACAATTAAGTTTAATAGTTCTTCTTCATGATAATAATGTGGGATTCATAAATCAATATGGTTTAAATGTTGCAGAATCTAGAGATTTGGGATTTTTTGATTTTAATGTTTCTGGAGTAACAGGAAATTTACTTTTTTATCCAGTAAAAACAAAATTTAATAATTATAGTTTACAACTCTTTTCTTTCTCTCTCAATGATAGTTTATCTGGAATTGGTACAACTAATTTGGGTGATTCTGTTCATATTAACACCAACAATACAACAATTCCACAAGGAACTGGAATTTCAACTACAATTGTTGGTATTGCATCAACTTATAGATCGTCAAAAGTTTTAGTTCAAATTGGAGCAACAGATTCTTCATATTATGAAATTGATGAAATTACTATTATTAATGGCGAAAATGATGTTCATTTATTAGATTATGGTCAAATAACAACCGATAATTTCACAATACAATCATCTTCCGGAATTGGAACATATAATGCTTACCTGGATGGATCTCAAATTAAAATTGATTTAATACCTTATACAACAACTTCAGTTGATTATATTGTAAATACTTTTAATGTTTCTTTAGCGAATACAAGTGCCTCTGGAATTGGAACACAAATTATAGGAGGAAGTTCTATAAATTCATCTTCAATTGCAATTTCTTCTAGTGCTTCTCCTACAGCAAATATAATATCAACATATTCCAATATTGATTATAATAGTTCTTATTATATCATTAGTGTTGAAGATAAAACCAACTCAAGATACCAAGTTTCTGAAGTTTTAGTTGTAACAAATTTCACTGAAGAAGAAAAAGAATGTTATATTACAGAATTTGGAATTTTGCAGACAGGATCTTCTTTAGGAATAACTACCGCAGGAATTTCTAGTTCAAATACTGAGATTTATTTCACTCCAATTGAAAATATTGATATTGATATCAAGGTTTTTGCCACTAACATTGGATTAAGTGATAATATTGATCAAGTATCCTTAATAAATGGGTCTATTGAATATGATTATGGAATATACACCGGCACAAATGTTGATATCAAAAAAGAATTTAATTTAAATCACCAAAATATACCAATTTTTAAAAGATCTTTTGATGCCAGTAATCCAACTGTAGTAGATATTAATGCTGATACTATTAAAATTCCAAATAATTTTTATGTTACTGGTGAAGAAATATCATACTCATATCCCGAAGTTGGATCAGCACAACCGATTGGTATTGCAACCACAACAATTCCGGGTATAGGGTCTACTGATAAACTTCCTACAACTTTGTATGTTGTTAAATTAAATGATTTGGATATAAGAGTTTCTGCATCTGCTTCCGATGCCCTCAAAACTATTCCAAATGTTTTAGATTTAACTTCTGTTGGTATAGGAAGTTCTCATCTATTTACTTCTAAAAATCAAAATAAAAAAGTAATTATTGGAATTGATAATGTTATCCAATCACCAATAGTATCAACCGCAATCACAACATTATTAACTCAAAATCTCACATCTCTTAACTCTGAAGTATATGTCTCTGGAATTACGTCAATTTACGGTGGAGATTTAATCAAAATTGATAATGAGATTATGAAAGTAACTTCTGTTGGAGTTGGAAGTACAAACGTTCTTAGTGTAGTTAGACCTTGGATGGGAACTGGATTATCTACCCATTCATCATCAAGTTTAGTATCTAAAGTTTATGGAAATTATAATATTATTGAGAATAAAATTCATTTTTCAGAGGCGCCTTATGGAAAAGTACCTTTTACAAATCCGTCAAATAGAGCGGATGAGCAGGATTATATTGGTATTAGTACAGGGTCATCATTTAGTGGAAGAGTATTTTTAAGATCTGGAATTGTTGATGGTAGTTATGAATCATACTCAAATAATTATATTTTTGATGATATTTCAGATAATTTTGATGGAATAGATAAAACTTTTACACTAAGATCAAATGAGTCTAACGTCACTGGGATATCTACGGATAATGCAATAGTACTAATTAATGATATATTCCAAGGACCTAACTTTGTAGATTATGACTTGAGTGAGTCCTCAGGAATAACTTCCATAACATTTACCGGATCAGCAACTTCTACAAGTTATGATGTAAATACTGCAAGTATTCCTAGAGGTGGAATTATTCTTTCCGTTGGATCTACACAAGGATTTGGATACCAACCATTAGTATCTGCAGGAGGAACTGCAATAGTATCGATTGCTGGAACTATTCAATCAATTAGTATTGGAAATAGTGGATCTGGTTATAGATCTGGTATACAAACATTTGTAAATGTTGGAGTTATAACTTCAATTGGATCTCCAAATATAGAAATAATCGGTACTGCTTCTGTTAGTGCAGGAAGTGTTGTAAGTGTTGCTATTACAAATCCAGGAATTGGATATACTTCATCCAATCCACCTATTGTAGTTTTTGATGATCCACTATCATACTCCAATATTCCATTAGTTTATAGTTCTCAGTCATCTTTGGGTGTTGGTACTGGAGCAGTTGTTGATATTGTTGTTGGTCAAGGATCAAGTATAATTGCATTTGAATTGAAGAATCTGGGTTATGGTTATAAACCAAATGAAATCCTAACTGTATCTATTGGTGGAACTATAGGTATTCCTACAAATACATCTTTAGGTTTCTCAGAATTTCAAATTTCTGTTGATAATATCTATTCTGATAAATTTGTAGCATGGACGGTTGGTTCTCTTCAGGTCATTGATCCTTTTGATTCTCTCTTCGACGGAAGTAGAAGATCATTCCCAATTCGTATTGGAGGAAATCAGACTACGATCAGATCTAAGAAAGGATCTAATATTGATGTCCAAGCAACTTTACTAATTTTTATTAATGATATTCTACAAGTTCCAGGCAAAGGTTACACTTTTGCTGGTGGAAGCACCATAAGATTTACCGAAGCACCAAAAGAAGGTGATAAGTCTAAAATATTATTCTATCGAGGAACTGAAAATGTCGATACTCTAGAAGTAGATATTTTAGAAACTATTAAAGTTGGTGATAAAGTAACTTTAACTAGCGATGATATTAGATTAACAGAAAATTCCAGATTAGTCACTCAAATTATTTCTTCAGATATACTTGAAACTAATTTATATTCCGGTCCTGGTATTACGGAAAATGAAGACCTGTCCAGACCTCTGACTTGGTGTAGACAAACTGAAGATTTAGTTGTAAATGGCCAAGTAGTTGGTAAGGATAGGGTAATTTATGAACCTTATATTCAACCAACTACTAACATTATTCAAAATATTGGAATAGGATCTACATCAATTTTTGTTGAAAGTGTTAAAGCATTCTTTGATAGTGAGAAGGAATATGCCCATGATGGAACCAATGAAGAACCACAAAATAAAATTCTTATCATTTCTCAAGATTCTATAGTTTCTACATCTGCTACTGCTGTAGTATCCACTTCAGGAACTATTTCCTCTATTGTTATTTCTGATGGTGGAGTTGGATACACTACTACTCCGACAGTATCAATCGCAGGACCAATTGGATTTGGAACAACTGCAGCACAGAATACTGCTAGAGCACTTGCAACAATCTCTGGAGGCGTTGTAACTGGAATTGCAATAACTTCTGCTGGACTTGGATACACACCCTCACAACCACCTGCTGTGTTAATTGAATCACCATCTATAAAATATGAAATTATTGATAAAGTTTCTTATCAAGGAGACTTTGGAGTGATTACTGGTATTAAAACTACTTCTGTTGGAGTAGCGTCAACTGGAATTGTATTTGACTTCTTTATTCCAAAAGATTCAATTATAAGGGACTCTAGTATTGTAAAAGTTGGAATTGCTACTACAGGAATCAGTGGAATTCAAACTGGATATTATTTTGTTGTTCGCAATTCAAATGTTGGAAATGGTCTTACCTCATTAAACACTGGAGGTGGTGTTGTTGGAGTTGGAACAACTTTCATCGATAACATCTATCAAGTTGCTGCTGTTTCAATTGCACAAACTGCAGTTGCTGGTGTGGGACTTACAAATGTTGCTAAAGTGACCGTAAGTGTTTCAAAATATAATAATTTAACCGGACTTGGATTTAGTGATTTTTATGGTGAATATAGTTGGGGAAGAATTTTAACACCAGTAAGGACAAATCCTGAGGTGTTTGTTACTTATGCAAACAATGGAGGAATTTCAACTTCACCTATAATTCAAAGATACAATAGATTAAAGTATATTGGTTACTCAACCACATAAATAGATAAAAAACTGCAAAATGTCTGCAATTATAACTGATCAATTAAGAATATTGAACGCAAAGAATTTTGTTGCTACTGCAACATCTTCTTCAAATTCTTATTATTCTTTTGTTGGTTTAACTAATGCAACTGACTATTCATCGACCTGGGAAAGTAATCCACCAGCACCAAAAGATAGTTTTGAGCAAGAAAACGACTATTGGGATACAATGGTTGCTTTGAAAAAAATTAAGGCAAGTGATGTAAATCAAGTTGTTCGTAAGGTAACCTGGTCTTCAGGAACAACTTACGATATGTATCGTCATGATATTAGTAGAACCAATACCTCAAAACCATCAGGATCAACTAGTTTATATTCAGCAAACTATTATGTAGTTAATAGTGATTACCGAGTATATATTTGTCTTCAAAATGGTACTGATCCTGAAAATACAACTGGAAGACCGTCATTAGATGAACCCACATTTACAGATTTAGAACCAAAGGCATCTGGAGACAGTGGAGATGGTTATATTTGGAAATATCTTTATACAATTAAACCAAGTGAAGTTATAAAATTTGATACTATTAATTTTATACCAGTACCAAAAAATTGGGAAACAAATTCAGAATCTGCGGCAATAAGAACAAATGCTGCTGCTTCCAATAATCAACTTAAGATTATTACAATTACAAATCGTGGAGTTGGTTTGGGAACAGCAAATAGAACATATACAAATGTTCCGATCAAAGGTGACGGTGAAGGAGCAAAAGCAACTATTGTAGTTAATAATGACTCTAAGGTAGAGTCTGTTACAGTTTCTATTGGAGGTTCTGGATA